CTGCACGGCGGCAGATTCAGATATTGTTAAAGGTTTCTTACTCATGTTTTGGTTTTGGTAGAGGGATTATAATATCTTTTACCTCTATTTTCAATGTTGTGTGATCCACCGGCCTCACACAAAAAGCTAGTAAACTTAACAATATTATTAATATTGCTGTAAATCTGTAATCCATAGCCACACCTCATTTTTTCTTTTCCTCTATTTCGTAGAAGAAGTTATCAGTGTCCTCTGTTCGCCACTGTTGTGTGTCTTCTACGTTCCAATAACTTGTTTGTACCTTCCAATCAGGTATTTGATCCTTCACCGTAAACGATGGTATGTCCCAAATTAATCTGTTGTTAGGTTGTGCTGCGTAGTTGCCATCATTTAATGCAAGTACGTGAGCGCACTTATGCTCGTGCGGGATCTCAGAATGATCAGTGTCAAGTATATTAGGGTCTGGATGTGCAAAGTCAACAGTAAATAAATAACGACCCCAATGCCACTTCTTATCTTTACCTATGTATTTACCGGATTGTGATTCTAAAATATCCCAAGTAGTAACAGCAGGGTAATAAGAAAAACTATTCCACAATTGAAGTTCATCAAGTCTCTTGGATGGAACAGCTTCCGGTTGAAAACCACGTTGAATAAAAGCCGATATGGGTAAACGATAAAAGATTGCACCGTTTTCCATGATGGCATGGAATAAGAGTGCTTTGCCCGTAATCGCTGTAACGCCGAAGATAATACAGTCTTCAACTTCACCTTTATGTTTTTTAAGATCATATAAATACTCCCTTCTTATTTGTGCGTACTCTACAGGAATATTTGCATTTAAGTAAGCCATAATTTAACCTCATTTTATTGTACCCCAATTTGGTCCAAATTCATAGTCCACTTTGTTTGGCACCTCTAATTCTACTGCAGATTCCATAATTTCTTTTATTTTATCTGCATTATTATTTACCGATATATCAAGTTCATCATGCACTTGTATATGTGGTATGATACCCTCTTTGTATAAATCAACCATAGCTTTTTTAGTCATGTCAGCTGCAGATCCTTGTATTAATTTATTTAATGCTTTGTATGTAAATGCTCTTTTAATTCCTGGTCCGTGTTCCGCGAGTGCATCCTCGTGATTCAATGCTTTGTGTATCCCAAATTGATTAGGCTCCCATAAATTAAATCTACATCTTCGACCCAGTAAAGTTCTAACACGACCCTTGTCCTGGGCTCTACGCATAACACTTTCCATCAACATTTTTACAAAAGGGACTTTGTCATGGTACGTTCTAAATAGATCCTCAGCATCTTCTTTTGATACACCTAACTCTGCTTGTAATTTATTTTTACCCATACCATAAAATAAACCAAGATTAATTGTTTTTGCTTGTGACCTTGGTATATTGGCCATATCAGATACGATCTGGTGAAAGTCTGCTTCACCCCCGTTGTATGCATCTAATACTTCGTCAACACCATAAAGTCCGTCAAGACTAGCGTAGTGTGTAACAAGGCGTGGTTCTTGCTGTGAGTAGTCAAAGCAGCCCCACTGACAACCGTCTTCTGGTATAAATAAACTTCTGATTCGTGGTCCAAGTTCCTTGTTACGTGCTGGTATCTGCTGTAAGTTTGGATTGTTATAACTAAATCTACCAGTCACAGTACCACCACTATCTGATCTAATCTGATTTATTTCTGCGTGTATTCTACCTTTATGTTGATGCTTTAGTATGGTATCAATAAACGTGGTATGAGATTTATTTATTTCTCTAGCACGGGCTATCAGTTTAACCAATGGATGTGGATGATTCTGCAAAAAGTTTTTAGTAAATGATGGAGAATTTGTTTTGGCAGTTCGGTCAAAAGGTAGGCGAAGTTTTTCAAAAACTTGCGCTATCGATCGAGCAGCCCATATTTGGATATCTATTGATGTTTCTTTTTTTACTTTTTGTAAGCATTCTTTTTCTTCTTCTAATAATTTGTATTTTAATTGATTCGCTGCTTCAACGTCTACTCTTACTCCTAAAAATCGCATATCGACGAGGCAAGGAAAAAGTTCAGTCTCTAATTTAAATATATCTTCTACATCTTCATGATACATTTGTTTTTTCATCTCTTGCCACAGTTTGTAAGTTAGTTCTGCATCTTGCTCTGCGTATTCACCTACATACATAGCAGGTAACTTATACATCTCAGACTTTGCATCTATACCCCATAAATCTGCAGTTTCTTTCAATACAGACTCGTTTTTGCCTACTCCTAGGTAATCCCTACCCATAGAGCCTAAATCGTATCGAAAGCGATTCTCGTCTACGAGAGAGCCAGCAATCATGGTATCTACAACAGTGCCATTAATTTTAAGACCTGCAGCTCTAATAAAGCACACATCGTACATGGCGTTGTGAAATATTTTGATAGAATCTGTGTTCAACACATCCTGAAACCATTTTAGGACCATATTCTTATCCATATTGCCTCCACCCTCATGTGCAATAGGATAGTATCCTCTCCAATCTTGCACAGCTACAGCTACTCCAACTATTTTACTTCGACCTACAACAGATCCAGATCCAATGG